ACCCATCAGCATATTCTAGACTTATATCAAATGGTGTAAATTGGTATGTCAATGCAAAAAGTGGTAATAGATATATTGGAATTGAGTTTGATATTGCCACAGCATACAAAGCTCAACTTTATTATGACAATACCGCAGCAGCTTTTTTTGTGCAAAATAGTGGTGGTGGCGTGTATTTATCTACTAATGCAACATCATGGGCTGCTGTATCTGATGAACGATTAAAAGAAAATCTTGTTCCAATTGCGAATGGTTTATCTAAAGTTTGTTCGTTGCGTTCTGTTATTGGCAACTATATTTCTGATGAATCTAAAAAGCCAACACCATTTTTAATTGCTCAAGATGTGCAAGCAGTACTTCCAGAAGCTGTAACAATATCAACACAAAAAGATAGTGACACAGAATATCTTGGTGTTGCTTACTCAGAAGTCATACCACTTCTTGTGGCAGCCATCAAAGAACTCAAAGCAGAATTTGACGCTTACAAAGCATCACACCCATAAGGACTAACATGATTGAACTAACACTTGAACAACAAATTGCCAAGCACTACTCAGCTTGTTTGGATAGCGTTAATCTTATCAATGGTGGCAAGCCAGAGCGCATGACTGACGAAGAATGGACAGACTGTGTTGCTCGGAACAAAGAGCACCTAGTCATTATGTTGGCTAAAGACTTCTGGACAACAGAAGACCTGACAGCTATTCGTGCGGCTTCTGTATAAAAGGTCATAACATGAGCGATCACACCACAGAAGTGGCAACAGCAGTAGCGGCTAAAGCAGCATCAGTAGCTACCTATGGTGGCGCAGGTAGTGCTATTTTTTTTGGTTTAACAGCCAATGAATTTGGCGCACTTTGTGGTGTGATTATTGGTTTCATTGGTCTTGTTGCTAACATTTACTTCAAGTACCAGCACCTGCAACTAGCAAGAGATCAGGCAAATGGTAACAGCCAAGAAAACAGCTAAGACAGCCACTAAAGCACCTGCAAAGGTAGCCCCTGTTAAGCGATCTATTCCCAAGGTTGTTGCTCAACCAAAGAAGAATGAATCTAATGTTGACAAGGTAGTAGACCTCATTAAGTGGGTAGATAACCCATTTAAGTTGCTCACAGTAATCTTGCTATCGTTCCTGTTCTTTGCGGGTTACTTTGCTTGGGATTCTCGACAAGTTATTCTGCAAGCCATCACAAACTCTAGCCAACAAACAGAGTTAAAAGACACTCCATCCTTGATGCAAGTGGCTTTATCTGTTCAACAAGATCTAGAGGCTGAGACTGTCACAGTCCACAAAGCTAATTTATCGGTTAACTCTCGAACTACGTTGTTTGCACTTACCTCTAAGGGTCATGACAAAACCATGGATGGAGGCAAATCATCCTTGTTTAACAAAGACCCACAACGTAATCAGTCAATGATTTCTATGTTGGGTGGCGAGGTTTACTGCGATAAGCTAGTGGTGACAGGCAAGAACTCAGATTGGGAAGAAAAGCAAGGTGTGAAGTATGTCTGTCGAGCAGGAATTCCTCCAACAATGGGCGAGTTTGATGGATATATTTCTGTTGGATTTAAAGAGGCAGTAGAAGACCCAACGGAGATTAAGACTCGTATTAACTTGGCAATCAACGAGATGAGTAAATGAAATGGATAGTGTTGGTACTATTTTCCATTTGGTTATTAGTATCGGCACAGCCCAAACAATGTTTGCTGTCAGACTTCTATGCTTTGAGTTGGATAAGCGAGCCAACAATGCGACACATGGAGTTGTCTCGTTGGATAACTACGAATGGAGACTCTTGTAAGTCTGACCAACTGGTTGTTTTGTGGAATAACTTAGCATTGTGGGCAGGGGTAGCAGATTCTGCGGAGATGAGAGCAAAGGTTCTTTACTACTACGCTAGAGCAAGAGAAAGGGAGGACAAGAAATGATTACTGTTGACAAATGGTATCCCTTTGTTTTGCCAAAGCAATACGATGTAAAACAAGTAGCTTTTGAGAAGGCTGTAGAGCGTGTTCAAGAGGAATACAAACAAGCCTTAGAAGCGCACAAGATTGCCAATGCTACTCACGAGATGGAAGTAGAACTCTACGACAAGAGAGCAAAACAGAATACTGTTGAGCTTGGTATGTTTGAGAACAGAAGACGATTTCAGATTTTTGTATAAGGACTAATATGCTGACACTACTATCAACCCTCATTTCATTTTTAATGGGTGGCGTTCCTAAACTCCTAGAGTTCTTTCAAGATCGTGCAGATAAGAAGCATGAGTTAGAACTTGCTCAACTTCAGATTCAAAGAGAATTGGAGATGCGTAAGTTAGGGTTTGAGGCTCAAGAGCGTGTAGAGCATATTAAGTCTGAACAACTGCAAATGGAGACTGCTTCACAGACTACTCAGACTATTGTTGCTGCCCAACAAGCTGAGATGCAAGCTATCTATGCCCATGATACGGCTCTAAATGAGGGTACAAGCCAATGGATGAAGAATCTAAGGGCTAGTGTGCGCCCTGTCATTACCTATGGCTTCTTTTTCTTGTTAGTGTTTGTTGATGTGGCTGGCTTCTGGTATGGCTACTACATGAGCGTTCCATTTGATGACTTGCTCAATATGTTGTGGGATTCTGATACTCAAGCATTGTTTGCCTCAATTATTGCTTTTCATTTTGGTGGTCGTGCATTTGGTGGCAAGTAATGAAAGTCTCTGCTAAAGCTATCAAAATGATAATGCACCATGAAGGTGTAAGACAGAAGCCGTATAGATGCCCTGCAAAGCTATGGACGATAGGTGTAGGCCATGTACTGTACCCAGAGCAAGGAAAACTCAAGATAGACGAGCGTGATGGCTTTGCATTAAAGATTGAGGATTTCCGTACTTTTCCAATGGAGGAAGTAGATGCAATTCTTAGAGCTGATCTTGACAGGTTTGAGCGAGGAGTGGAGAAGTTCTGTCCAGTACCTCTTACCCAAGGCCAATTTGATGCTTTGGTCAGCTTTAGCTTTAATGTTGGTTTGGGAACACTACAGAGAAGCACCCTCCGTCAAAAGGTTCTTAGAGGAGATATGGAAGGTGCGTCAGAGGAATTACTAAAGTATTGCATGGCTGGTGGAAAGGTTCTTAAAGGGCTACTTAACAGACGGAAAGATGAGCAAGCGGTTTTCCTTAATTAAATTGACATAAATTCCATATTTAATATGTCGCCTATGCCAAACATACCAACACCACAAGACGCTGAACTGTTTGCCAATAGTATTAAAAAATGGCAACAAGTTCTAAACCTTGGTGATTGGAGAATTGAGAAGGGTATCAAACCCGCCAAACAAGCAATGGCCTCTGTTGAGTTTAACGAGAGCGCCAGACTTGCTGTTTACCGATTGGGTGACTTTGGTGCTGAAAAAATAACTGATGATTCGCTAGAAAAGACTGCTCTCCATGAGTGTCTGCATATTTTCTTGCATGACTTAATGATGGTTGCAACAGACCCAAAGTCCTCAGACGAGGATATTGAAATGCAAGAGCATAGGGTTATCAATCTCTTGGAAAATCTCTTAAAGGATGTTTATGGGCAATCATAATCAAGCCTGTACTGATGTTGAGTTCATCAAGTTATGGGGTGAATATCAGTCTGCGGCTAAACTTGCAGAACATCTTGGAATTGCAATCAGAGCAGTCTATTTGCGCAGAAGATGGATTGAAGAACATTACAGGGTCAAACTAGGTGCTTCTGACCATCGAGGCGCTAAATATGACCTTAAAAAGCCAAAGTCATTCTCTCCTTTAAAACAGATTAACTTAGGCATTGAGGATGGTACAGTTATCGTCTTTTCTGATGCTCACTTTATTCCTAGTCAACGATCAACGGCCTTTAAAGGGCTGTTATGGGCTATCCAAGAGTTCAAACCTAAAGCGGTGATATGTAACGGAGATGCGTTTGATGGTGCGTCTATAAGCCGTTTTGATGCGTCAGACATTCCACAGACTTCTGTTATCCAAGAACTAAAGGCTTGTCAGGCAGCGCTTGAGGAGATCGAGGAAACTGCTAAAGCCGAAAGACACAATGTAAAGCTAGTGTTTACATGGGGAAATCACGACTCTCGGTTTGCCAACAGACTAGCCCAACAAGCACCTCAGTTTAAGGATGTTTTAGGCTTTAAGCTGACAGACCATATTCCTAATTGGGAATTCTGTTGGGCTTGTTGGCCTACAGAGAACACCATTGTTAAGCATCGTTATAAAGGCGGCATCCATGCTACTCACAACAATACTATTAACGCTGGTGTATCTATCGTAACTGGACACCTACATTCTCTCAAGGTAACTCCTTTTGATGACTATAACGGAACTCGCTATGGTGTTGATACTGGAACACTAGCTGAGACTGATGGCCCACAGTTCACATACGGAGAGCTAAACCCATCAAACCACAGATCAGGCTTTGCAGTACTTAACTTCTTTAATGGCAAGTTACTGTGGCCTGAACTCGTGCATAAGTTTGACGAGGATATGGTTGAGTTCCGTGGCGAAGTTATAGATGTGAGTGCATTTTGAGCGCTTGGCTAATCATCCTCACAGGGGCAATTTATGCTTACATAGCTGGTGAACAGTTATGGAAAGATAACCCGCATATGGCTATCGTATACGCAGGTTATGCTTTTAGCAATGTGGGTCTTTACTTGTTAGCAAAGTAACTTATAGGTTACTTTTGTTCATCAGAAGTTAAACCTACAATTTCTTCATCTTCTGTATCATCAGGCTCAACAGCTTCATATTCAATGCACCATCCGTTTTCTTCTTGAAACTGGATAAAGTCTTGAATGATTTGAATTTTCTCAAATTCAAATGTTTCAACTGTAATTTTCTCATTTCCTGTCCAACCAAATTCCATTTCAAATTTCATGGTGTTCTCCTAAAGCAACCAATTGTTGCAATGAAATCCTAAATTATGATTGTGTCGGAAAAAAGAATTAACTACCATCTTTTACGAACAATCCGTTAGGCAATAGTGTGCCTTTCCGATTCTTAATCTGATCGTATGCAACTTCCATGCAGTTTACCAGATTTAAGTCCTGTAGAGCGCAGTAATTGATAAGGCAAACCATTACATCGCCTACTGCGTCTATGACTGCTTCTTTGTCATGTTTAATGGTTGCATCAGCCAGTTCACCAAGCTCAGACATGGCTTTTAGAAGCTGAGTCTCTGGGGTGCTATTAGGAATAATTTTCCTTTGCTCTGCCCATTGTATAATTTTAATTTCTACATTAGCGTACGACATTCCATTCCCTTTCGTTTCTTCCTGAGTTTGATTTAACTGTGTTGCCTGTGAGATAGATAAGTCCTAAAACTTTCATCTCGTTTAAGCGCCTTGCTACCTGATTTCCATCTAGGTTAGTCAATGCGGCTATTCCGTCTTTTCCTAGTGCGCCATATTCTTGCAAACAGGCTTGGATAATTCTATGGTGGTCAGCTATGACTGGCTTGATTGCCTCTGCTGCTTCAAAAGAAGTGATTGGGTCTGTTGCCCTCACTCTTGGGAAGTCAGGCATCTTAAAGATTCTATCGAAAGCACTTTTAATATCCATTATTT